TACCTTTTTTGAGCGCACACGGAAACCCACGACCCCCATTGGGAAGATTTTCCCTGAAAATGGGTCGTCCGTTCATTATCTGGCCGACTCTGGAGAATAATGGAGCAATCGAGGGAGATAGCGCGGACTAGGGACGAATCGGCTTACCGTGGTGTGCCAAACCCACGAATTCACACAAAACTCAGCGATTTACCCTCTCACGGCGAACAAATGATCCGATTCTGCGAGGAAATCGGCTACGAATTGCTTCCTTGGCAGCAATGGCTGGCTCATCACTCGCTTAAATACAAACCTGACGGCCGATGGGCGCACCCAGTTATCACCCTTCTTTGCGCCCGACAACAGGGCAAATCGACCTTTATGGCGCTCCAAATATTGTTTAGAATCTACGTTCTCAAAGAAAAATTACAGGTTCATACCGCTCACAAACTCACAACAAGCGCCGAATTGTTTTACAAAATCTACGGAATCATCGAGCAGACTCCTCGACTAGCTGCCGAATTCACTAAGAAGCTGGAAAGTAAAGGATTTCAAGAATTGCAATTTACCGAAGGCCGTCGATATATCGTCCGAGCCAATAACTCAGCCGGTCGAGGCATTGCTGCTCCTGAAACTATCCACTTAGACGAAGCTCGAGAGTATAAAGACGAAGACGTATGGTCTGCATTGCGTTATACCCAGATGGCTAGTCCCAATCCTCAAATATGGGTTTATTCCAATGCCGGAGATCAGCACTCAATCGTCCTTAACAAATTACGAGAACGGGCCTATGCCGCTATTCACGGCGGAAGCGACGACATTGGTTGGTTCGAGTGGTCTGCTCCTAATGGGATTAAATTTGATAACTCACCGGACTTTTGGCTAGGTGTATGCCAAGCGAATCCGTCACTTGGCTATACAGTCCATCCGGACAATATCCGAGCCGTGTTGTCAGATCCGGAAGACATTGTGCGCACAGAAGTTTTATGCCAATGGGTTGACACCATCAATCCAGTCATCAATCCGTCTCAATGGGAATCTTGTCGGGTCGAGGGTCTCAGACTTGATCCAGAGGCAGATACTTGGCTGGCTATTGATCTCAGTCCGGACAGAAAACAAGCGGCGCTAGTCGCTAGCCAGAAACTCGAAGGTGATAAGTTCCAAGTGATCCTCCTGCAAACTTGGCACAATCCGTCTAACCTCGATGATAAGTCTTTGGCTAATGACTTGGCGGATTGGGTGCGAAAGTATCCAGTCCAGCTCGTTGCCTATTCTGCGAGAACCGCTTCCGCCGTTGCTGCGCGATTAGCACCGGCAGGGATACGGACTGAGCCGATAGATGGTCTCGACTACGCCCAAAGCTGTGATGAGTTACTGGGAGCAATCTCATCTCAGCGGTTAGTTCACTCGGGACAAGATGAACTAACTAAACAATGCCTATCCGCCGTCAAGTTGCCTTTCGGTGACGGCGGTTGGGTAATGGGCCGTAAAGTCTCAAATGCGATTATCTGTGGAGCTGTGGCATCTGCTATGGCGACTCACTTCGCCACAAAATCAAACGATGGCGTAGATATAGTAATTCTGTAGCACAGACCCTTTACAATAAAGGCTCAATGGGTGCTATTAGAGATTTCTTCTTTCCACAAATAACGGCGCAGACACCGCAAAAAACTAGCGATGTAACTGCAGCGCTAACTCCCGTTCAAATTAGCGATTCTGTTTACAACATTCTCGGCGGCGCAACAAATACAACTCGCCAATTGGCTATGAGCGTTCCTTCGATTGCTCGCGCTAGAAATATCATCTGCGGCACAACAGGATCATTACCTCTCGAGCAATATAACAAACTCACCGGAGAACACGTTGATCCACTTCGCGTTATCAATCAGCCAGATCCCCGCGTTCCCGGAAGTCTTATCTATACTTGGCTTGCTGAAGATATTTGGCTTTATGGCGTCGGCTATGGACAAGTTTTAGAAATGTATTCGGCAACCGATGGCGGCAAAGTCCGCGCTTGGACTCGCGTTAGCCCAGATCGCGTCACAGTAGATACAAATTTCCGCAACACAATGATTGAGTCATACAAAGTTGATGGAATGGACGTTCCTAATTCCGGAATTGGTTCAATCATTCGCTTTGATGGTTATGACGAAGGATTTTTACACCGCGCTGGTAAGACTGTCGCCGCTGCTGTATATCTTGAGAATGCAGCAGTAAATTATGCTAAAGAACCTAATCCTTCAATGGTTCTTAAGTCTAACGGCACAAATCTCACAGCTGAAAGAGTCTCATCACTTCTTACCGCTTGGCGCACAGCTCGTCAGACTCGTTCAACGGCTTTCCTCAATGCAGACGTTGACTTGAAAGAATTTGGTTATGATCCTAAGTCTTTGCAATTAGCCGAAGCGCGTCAATATGTGGCTTTAGAATTGGCTCGAGCAGCTGGAATTCCAGCGTACTTCCTGAGCGCCGAAACTACTTCGATGACTTACTCAAATTCTATTAGTGAGCGGCGCTCTTTGGTTGATTTCTCACTTCGCCCATTACTCACGGCAATTGAGAAGCGTTTATCAATGCCGGACTTCGTTCCAACAACGACCGAAGTGCGCTTTGACCTTGATGACTTCTTGCGCGGCAATCCTTTGGAGAGAGCGCAAGTTTATGAAATCCTAAACCGCATCGGCGCGATGAGCGTTGAGCAAATCCAAGAAGAAGAGGACTTGATCCGATGAAGATCAATATGCCAATGACCGTCACGGCGGCCGATACTGTAAAGCGCACCATCAGCGGCACTATTGTCACTTGGAACGAGCAGGGTAATACCTCAGTCGGGCCAACAATTTTCGCAGCTGATTCAATTGAAATGAAGCCTGTAAAGTTGCTCCTCGAGCACGATCGCACTCGTCCAATCGGCAAGATGATGAGCCACGAAGTCACCCCAAACGGAATTGTTGCCACTTTCAAAATTGCTAACACAATGGCTGGCGAAGATGCGCTAGTTGAAGCAACCGAAGGCCTACGCGATGGATTCAGCGTTGGCGCACAAATTAACGAGTGGACAAACAACAAGGGCGTTATGCAAATTACCTCAGCGACCCTTGATGAAGTTTCTCTGGTTACTGATCCCGCAATTGACAGCGCTCGCGTTAGCGAAGTCGCGGCTTCCGAAAACGAAGCACCGAAAGAAGATTCTGCTCCGGCAACCGCTGAAGCAGACAACCCAACCGAAGGAGAACAAGTGTCAGACACTACCGTTCCAGCTCCTGCCGAAGAAACGGTAGAAGCTGCTAAGGTGGAAACAGTTGCGGCATCACGCCCAGCGTTCTTCACCGCTCCTCGCCTTGAGTTCACAAAGGCGAAATATCTCGAGAATAGCGTTCGCGCTAAGCTCGGTGATGATGCTGCTCGTCAATATGTTATGGCTGCAGATGACACCACAAGCAACAATGCTGGTCTTATCCCAACCCGTCAATTGACAGAAATCATCAACCCACTTTCAAACGCAGATCGCCCAGCTGTTGATTCAGTATCTCGCGGCGTTCTACCAGATGCAGGAATGAGCTTCGAAATTCCTAAAATCACCGCAGTTCCAACTGTCGGAGAAGAAGCCGAAGCTGCTGCAATTGATGAAACAGGAATGACAAACGAATTCCTTTCAGTATCCGTTAAGAAGTATGCAGGCGGACAAACTTTCTCCGTTGAACTTCTTGATCGTTCTTCACCAGCGTTCTTTGATGAACTCGTTCGTCAAATGGAGTACGCATACGCAAAGGCAACCGACGTTGCAGTTGTAACCGGCCTAATCGCTGGCGGAACTGACGGCGGAAACCGCACTCTTGACGCTGCAGGACTTCTTGACTTCGTATCCGATGCTGGCGTTTCAATCTACGCTGGAACTCTAGGCTTCGCGCAGAACATCATTGCATCACCTCAGCAATGGGGCGCAATTCAGAACCTCGCTGATAACGGACGTCCGATTTATCAGAACTTGATTGGCAATATGAATCAAGGCGGTAACCTCTCCGCTGGTTCAGCTGTTGGAAACCTTCTCGGCTTGAACTTCCGCGTTGATCGTAACCTCACAACAGGTTCCGGAGTTGGCGACAACACCATTATCGTAATCAACCCAGACGCATACACTTGGTATGAGTCTTCACGCTTCCGTCTTCAGACAAACGTTGCCCTCAATGGTCAAATCGAAGTGGCTTACTACGGCTACGGCGCATTGGCTACAAAGGTCGGCGCAGGTGCTTACCGCTGGATGGTTGCTTAGTTAAAACCCTAAAAGTGACGGCCAGTCCGCTCCCGAGCTGGCCTGTCACCCTCTAGATCGAAAGGACGGCGAGATGCCAACAATTGTTACAGCCTCACAGCTTAGAACTATTCTTGGCGTCTCGTCTTCCCTTTATTCAGACGCTTATCTTGACGATATTTGCGATGCTTCAGAAAACGTTATTCTTCCAATGCTTGTCACCTTTCAAAGCAAAGTGGATAAAGTTTATTTAGA